CCGAGGACGAGACTGTCGCTGCCGCCTTCGACGACCCCGAAGCCACCGAGGAGGGCGTATGGGTATGATCTCCCGCCGCCGCCTTAACCGAGGTCGTGCCGAGGCTCCGCAGGCTCGCCGTGCCGGCGGACGCATCTGCCGCCGTAAGATTCACCACGCTCGACCCGTACCATTTCAGGTCATTGCCATCCCGTTGCAACTCTCCAGCGGCGTCAGGTGCGCCTTCGTCGGCGAACGTCAGATTCACCAGAGCCGTGAGGGTCAGGCCGGACATACTCGCCGCGCCCTGGCCCGCCGAACCGGTGTGAGCATGATCTGAAAGAACCAGAAGATTGTCCCTCACATCGACATTTAACATCGCTGCCGTCACGATGTCGTCGCTGATTCCCGTCCAGTCCCTCGGAGTCGTCCAGGCCATATGTCCCTCCTACTGCGCCGCGAACCGGAACGGGAATTCATACGGGAAGCCCTTGCTCACGATCCTCGATAGCCAGAGGAGCCGGGGCGGTGGCTCCCGCCTCGCCTGCCGTACCATCGGTCGCGCTGTAACGGTCGTCATGCCCATCAGTGCGTATGGTTCCCGGCTGCGGCCTGAGTCGATCCGGTTCCCAGTGTTCGCAGGCTTGCGGTTCCCGCCACTGCGTCGGCGTACAGCCCGACCAGCGCGGCCCCGTAGTATTCAAGGTTATTACCAACCCGCCGAAGCTGACCCGCCGTCGATGGACTGCCGCCAGGGGCAGCGAGTACCAGCACCTCCAGGGCCGTCAGAGAGACGCCTGACAACGTCGCGGAACCGTTACCAGCCCCCCCGCTATGGGCGTGTCCCGAAAGGACGTCGCTGTTCGCCTTGATTTGGGCGTTGAGATCGCTCGCAGAGACCATGCTACTCGTCCAGCTTTTCGGCGTTGTCCAGGCCATCAGAAGGCCGGGACGGTCGAGGTGCCGAGGACTCCGACGCCCAGCACCCAGAACTGGGAATACCCACCGGAGGCGGGCGATAGCTGCCAGACGGTCGTATGCTCTTGACCTCCCGCCGTGACCTGGTGCCGCTCGGACTCGATGAAGAAGTCCTCATTGATCCCCAGCTTCGCGTCGCCGGTCGCCGTGACCGTGATCCGGTCGGACAGGTCGCGGGATAATGCCTGCCCGATATTGCCGGAAGCCGAGGCCGGGATCGTCAGCGTCAGAATGTTCGTGGGCGACGCGGAGACTGAGACCTGATAATCGCACCAGTCCTGAGCCTCGGAAGTGGTCGGGATAAATTTGGTCTTGGCGACATATTTCCGCTCCCCGTAGATGCCCTGGGAGGTCGTGTCGATGGCCCGCACGATGCAGGGATTCTTGGTGCTGACCGCCGTCCCTCGCGCCTGGAGTTTGGTCACGTACCCGCTCGACCCGGTCGCCGCGTTGGTCAGCGTGATCGCCATCCGCTCCGCAGTCTTGGTCTGGGTCACCGTGATGTCGCCCGTCAGGTTTGTTCCGCCGCCGCCGGAGGCCGAATTAAGCAGGAAGTCCGTCGTCGCCGCCGGAGTCGTCCAGGCGTCGACCTCCATCGCATTATTCGCGGCATCAGGGTTCGGGAACTCAGCCTCAAAGGTTTTCGCCTCGCCCGGTGCTAGGGTGGGCGATGCCGAGCCGGTCTCAGGATGCGTCCAGAGTACCGCGACGGAGGCTGTATCGAAGGTTCTTGCAGTTGCCTCGACATGATTGACGATCGTCGATAGCGGGTCGGCCTGGGCGATAGCCTCAAACGTATGCGCGGCCCCGTCAGCATCGGTGAACGTGGCCTGGGAGGTCGTCGAAGCCGTCTCGGTCAGCCTATGGTATCGGTTCTCAAAGGCGACCTGCCCGCTCTTGCTTTCCTTGATGAACCCGGCCTCGGCTTCCTCGACGAGGCGCAGGGCGTCGATGGTCTTCTTGCCCGACATCCAGAACCGGGAGATGGTGGTCTTGCCAGTGTCGAGGTCGCGGTCGTCGGCAGATGTCCAGCCAACGTCGTCGAGGATGTCTCCGACGGCCTGATCGGTCCGCCGGTTGGTCTGCGAGGCTAACTGGGTCTCAAACTGGTTAAGATAGCCCAGCGTACCAAAGGCCGTGAGGGTCGCCGTCTTGCGACCCGCCGCAGCCGGGGCAGGCTTGATCCGGTCGAGCTTGCCCTGCCAACGGACGCCATCATTGAACGCAATCGGGAACGTGTACGGGAAGCTACCACTTCCGGCCTGGAGCTTGATCGAGCGGCCTGGGAGGATGTTGCCCGTCAGGGCCGAGGACGTATTGCTCGGCGAGTACTTGCCGTCGGTATTTATCAGCACCGCGGAGAGTTTGCCGGCGACCGACCGACCCTGGAGGGCCGAGGCATAATCCCGCCCGCGGCTCCATGTCACCGATAGGGTATCGCCGGAAATGTCGTCGTTGGAATCGGTAAAATCCCCGTCGTTATTCCAGTCGACGAGGAGGGTATAAGAGCCTGACATCAGGCCGTCTCGACAACAGCCACGGCTTCGGCATCCGCCCCGTTAGTCGACGCCTTGAGCGCGTCGAGGTCGGCCTGTATCTCCGCTCGATGCCGCTCGGCTATAATCCGACGGAGTTGCTCCGCTGCCAGAGGGTTCTGCGCGATCAGCAACTGGAGGTCGGCGTCTGTGATGCCCTCAACTACAGGCATTATGATCCCCAATCCTCTGCCTGCAATTCAGCGAGCAACAACACTCTCTGGGCCGCCAGCGACGTGTCAGCCTGATCAATCAACGACCGAAGCTCCCTGCGTTCGATTTCCTTGTCGATCTGCCTTTCAAGCCAAGCGGTCAAAATCACATCTATCTGGCTTGAAGTAGTCGGCACCCCCACCCCATCCTCGGTTTTGGCAAAAACCCTATCCAAGCGGGCTCGCTTGGTAATATTGATCGGAATTGTAATGCTCATCGTATGAACTCCTACAATGCGGTTATTGTGGGCGCAGTCGTGAACTGGTAGTAGATTAGCTCAACCATGCATGTCACCCTTGCGCTGGATTGAGCAGAAGACCCCGTCAGGTCGACGAGGAATTGCACGTCTATCTGATACTCGCTAGTTTCTACCACAGACAATGTTACAGTCGTAATATCTCTTTCTGATGATGTCGTTGCCGCCGAGGCGGTTTCGGCGATCTCTGTGACTGTGCTGTTGGCACCAGTGCCGTCATTTCTCACCGCCCGGCAGAAGACAGCCTCGAAACCCTTTGATGCGCTGTGCGGCGAATCTGACGCTCCAGGGTGTGAGATCAGCGCATATACCTTACACACGTATGACCCACCATCGTCGTCGCCGGACTCGTTGGTGGTCTCGATCCTGAATACAGACGTTGCCGAATTATCGGCTACCGTTTTTTCGGGAATGGCTTTACGAATCACCTTATCCTGTACCAGCGCACCTCCAGTTATGACACCTGACGTCGTGATGGTACTCGACCCGTTGTTAATGGTTCCGAAGCCCGTGTTAATACTGCCGGAATTTAGGACTCCGACAGTCGTTGCCGAGGTCGTGACAACACCGGATGCCAGTGTCGACCCCGTCAGGCTCCCCGCCGCCGCCGCAGCCGGAGCAGCCCATTTAACGCCGGTCGTCTCTCCCGAGTCGGCTGTCATAACGTGGTTATTAGTCCCGACGCCGAGCATCTGAGGATTACCGGAACCGTCTCCGATTAGGACGTGGCCCTTAGTCGACATATCTATCGACCCAATAGCGGAGGAACCATTGCCGACCAGGACGCCGTTCTGGGTCAGGGTGGAGACCCCCGTCCCGCCATACGCCACCCCGACGTCCGTACCCTGCCAGACCCCGGTCGCAATGGTGCCGAGGGCCGTGATAAAGGACGTTGCCTGCCAGTCTGGCTTACCACCGGTGACCCGCAGTACATCGTTCGTGGAGCCGATTCCGAGCCTGAGCAGCTGGGAGGTAGTGTCGGCGTAGATGATGTCACCAACGGCCTGATTCGCGACGACATGCGCCCCCACGGCCTCCCACTCGGCCTGGGTTAATTCTGTTCCGACGGAGCCGTGCTTGAGTTCGTTTGCCATGTCCTACCTCTAAGCCGTCGCTAGAATGCCGCCGAACCCGCCCCGGCGAACGCCGTCCTGTATCGCCTCGGTGACCCGCTCCTCGAAATCATCGAACCCATACGTCGGGCCGAGGATGTTGATCGTGATCCCGCCCGCTCCTCCACGCCCCAGAGGGATAACCGCCTCCGGGCCGCGCTCTCCGATCATCGCCAGGGTCGGCGATGTTACGATCCCGCCCGCCGCAAGGGCCGGTATTTCTGGGATGTTAAGGCTGAACCCCTTACCGCCGATCCCCGGAACCCACGACGGCACCTTGATGCTGATCTTGTTCGCGCCTCGGATCATCAGGTTCAGCGCAGCGATCAGGAGGTTGACATAGCCCTTAATCCCGTCCACGACGAGGCTGACCGTGGCCTTCATGCCTTTCCAGATCGTGTCCCAATTGTCCTTGAGGAACAGCAACCCCTTGATCAACGCACCGCCTGGAAGAAGCCAGCCCAACTTAGAATTGAAAACGCTACTCATCCCGCCCAATACGGTATCAAATAATCCCTTAATTTTATTCCAGACCGTCTCCCAATTGTCCCTCACGAGTTTAATGGCCTTGATCAGCGTACCGCCTGGGAGGAGCCATCCCAGTTTAGAATTGAACACCGACTCTAGCTTTTCCATAACTATCTCAAACGTGGCCTTTATGGCTCCCCATACCGTGTCCCAGGTCTTCTTCACCGTTTCGACGATCTTATTCCAGTTCTTAAAAATGAGAATACCCGCTACTATTGCCGCGCCAATCCCAATGATTATGAGGCCGATTGGCCCCATCGCGACGTTGAGAGCCGCCATTGCCGCCGTCTGGAGCCAGGTCGCCGCCGTTGCTATAGTCTGGGATGCAGCCATCGCAGAGATGCCGGTGGCAATCGCAGGCATCATGATCACCATCGGGCCGAGGCTGGTCGCCAGATTCCCAATCGGAGTCAGTGCGCCCTTGACCCGGTTTTTCATAATGTCGAACTTGTCCGACATCGTCAGTGTCGTCGCTCCGAGGTCTGCGACCTTGCCCTCGGAGTTCTCCATTGCCTTGACTAGATCGCCAATCGCGAATCCTCCCTTATCTATCGCGTCCTTAAACCGGATGCCCGCCCCGGCACCGAACAAGTCCATCGCGAGAGCCATGCCCGCGGTATCTGTCTCGGCGTTTTGTATTTCATCGATGGCGTTTTGTAGCCCGCCCGTGATGTCTGTGACCCCTTCGTCTGCTAACTTCTTAATGGCCGTATTTAGCCCCGGCATCATCTTACCGACATCAAGACCCTTCGCTTCCATGTTCGCGATCAGGGCTGTTGCGTCGGTCAATGGAAGGCCCAGTTCGTTCAACTGCGGGCCGAACTTTACGACCTTGTCGGCGAGCTCTGTCATCGGTACGCCGACTGCTTGAGATGCGGCAGTTAGTTGATCGAGGAACTTCTCAGTGTCCTCCACAGGTTCGCCCATCGCGATCATTGCATCGGCGACCGATTTGATCATCGGCGCGGCGTCTTCACCCATCGCCCTGGAAACATCGAGGAAGGCTTTTGTGACGTCCTCTAATGCCTCGCCCTCCAGGCCCATCTCGGTGTTTACATCAGCAATTGCCCCTGCGACCGTTGCCGCGTCCTGCGGAACCGTTCCCCACACGTCTTTGAAGCTCTGGGTCAGCCCTTCCAGTTGCTCCCCGGTTGCGCCTGTCCCGGCGGCGATTGTGTTCGTCGCCTCCTGGTATTCCTGGCCGAGTTTCGCCGCCGCTCCAGCGGCCAGCGTCAGACCACCGGCGGCCATAGCAACGCCCTTCATGGCGGTCTTGAACTTCCCGCCCATGCCCTTGACGTTCTTCTCGGCCTTCGCCGTGTCGGCGTCGACCGTTATGGTGACTGTATTAGCCACTCGATTCGTCCTCCACCTTGCCTTCGCTTACGATTGCCAGCATCCGCAATATCCCGACGTCCTCGTCCAATAGCTGGGACGGCAGGCAGCTATACCGCTGGCAGATGCCGTCCACTATCTCGGCCAATTCTAGCTCGGCAGGCTTGACGACCGGCCTGCCGTCCTGATACGTGCCGCCTCGGACAGCCTTCCACCGGGCTATGCCGAGGCTGAGACTTCCCCCGCCGTGGTCGCGGCCTCGCTCCACGCGCCGAGGATCGCGGTGCCGAGTGCAGGCGGCAGGGACAGGAACCCCGTCGCATCCGCCGGCAGGACTGTGCCGTCCTCGTCCTGGAGATTCCAGGAGTCCAGAATCTGGTCGCCGAACATCGTGAACGCGGCCCGCAGACCTTCGGGATTATTATCCGATTGGCCGGCGAGTTGCTGGAGGTCGAGGAACGTTCGCAGGTCAACGTCTAGCCGCGCCTCGATGTGGATGCCCTCATACTCCGGCTGGGCGAATACGAGGACAGCCCGACGCCGCTGGATGACGTAGGGCGTGACCCCGTTTCTACTCTGGACTACCACTATACCGTTGACCATGCCGGGACGGTGCCGTCTGCGAGGTTTAGCGTGACCGACCAGGTCAACGCCCCGTCCGATCCCCGCGTGATCGCGTAGCTCGCGACTTGCATCTCCATCGCCAGCTTCGGGTTGCTTGAGGAGTTGCCACCAACCCGCAAGTCGAACGTCCGCGTCCCGGTGCGCGTCTTGAAAACGTCGTGGCTTTTGTTGCTCGCCGCGTTGAAGAACCCGTTCAAGGTCACATCGCCGTCGGACATTCCCGTGATCCGCTCCCGCGCCGACTTGTCGAGGCCGGTGGTCTCAACCAACTCCTGCGCGATATTTATCCCGTAATCGCCGATGTCATTGGAGATGTCTCTGGCAGTCCCGCCGGAGTCATCCACTTGGAGCATGTCGCCCAAACCAGTCTGCTTCGCCATGATTTCGACCTCCTATAGTCGCGTGAATCCCACCGCAATCTTCGCGTTGGAGAATGTCCCCGTCGTTGTGACCTTCAGATACCGAGCAACCGTGCCGGTCATCACCAACCTCTCCGATGTCGGGGCGGCAGCTGCAGCGACAGTCGAGAAGTTAACTATGTTTGTATATGATCCACCGCTGGAGGTGGATTCTTGAACACTTACCGTGACGCTGCCAGATGCAAGGCTGAAGATTTGGAGATACGCGGCCCCGCCGTTTGACGTTGCCGCGCCACCATCAACAACCGTTCCCGATCCAGCCGACGAATGTGTGTCATCATGAGCGGTCAGCATGACACCGAACTCTAGCCCTGATCCGTCCGAGGTCGTATAGGTTGCGTTTGCCGAGATCGCAGACCCAGGGGAGCGGGTCGTCGTGTATGTCCCCTGTTTACTGACCAGCCCGACGCAGGGATCGCCAACCGCTGATCCCATCGGAATGAGAACTTCCTGATCAGCCGTCGGCTGTTTGCCGCTGTTGCTTGTCCAGACCGCATGGGATCGGTTCGACGCTGCATCGAACCAAGCATCGACACTGACCTCTGCATCTGCGATACCGACGATCCTCTTCTTGGCTTCGACGTCGAGCGTCGTCACGTCGAGGAGTTCGTTGGTGTAGCCCAGGCCACTCAGGGCGTTCGCGTCGCCGGACAGGTCATATCCCTCGACGTAGAGCCGGACGTTCAGCCCATTTACTTTAGCCATACACTACCTCCTGCAAAATATCGCTCTCCGGCCATCCTGGGGCCGCTATGGCGTGATCGTGACCTCGCCCAGTAGTTCCATCTCGTAAGGGACGGTGACCGTCCGGAACACGCCGCCGCTCATATTCGTATACCCGACTGTCGCGGCCCCGACTGAGGAGTCTGTGACGTTGCCGCCCAGGTCGGCGTCCGACCGGAGTTGAGAGTCAATCTGGTACATCGCGTCCCAGACCTCCTCCTCGATACTCTCGCGGACGTCTGCCGAGTCCTGCATCCTAAAATATGCCCGCACCGTTACCGTCACGACCGATCCGACATCGCCCAGGGTCTCGAAGTCGTTCCGCCGACCCGTCAACCAAAACGCCAGCACCGGCGACCCGGAGATCGCCAGAGGCTCCCCGCGATATACCGCGACGAAGGCCGGGTCGGAGATCGCCGCGAGGAGCGTGTCGATCTGGGCCAATGCCCCCGACCGGCTCAATCGAACGCCTCGATCAGAGCGTCCCCGATGTACTTCTCGTACAGCTTCGGATTATTGTCTATATGGTTATAAGCTGCCTGGAACATCCCGTAGCCCTTGAACGTCGACCTCTTGTTCCGGCTACTGATCCCCTCGACCCAACCGGAATAAATCAGATTGGCCCCATACCGCGCCTCTCCCGCATCGACCTGGGCAATGTAATCTCGGACGATAGAGGCTCCGATATGGTTGCGGAGGTTTCCGGTAACCCGACCGTGGCCGGGATATAGCTGCTCCTTAACCTTGTTCGCCCCCTCGATAGTCACGAGGTCTAGCAGCCCACGGTTGACAGCCTCAGCGAATCCGAGGCTGATCTGAGCGGGCTTCTCAAACATCGGCCCCTTCAACTTGAACGTCGTCGTCGGAGTGGGAGGCATTAAAAGAACACCCCGTTACTGGTGCCGGTAACCTGATACTGATCGAGCGTCATCAGGATCGAGTTGATCTCCCCGGCTGCGGACGTGATCGCGGCCTCGCCGGAGCCTATCGTCGTCACGGCTCCAAGATCTCGGTCTCGGAATACGATCTTCGCCAGGTCGAGAGCCGCCTGAACGACTAGTTCAGGGTAGTCGTACCGGTAGACCGTCGCACCGCCGCTATGGGTCGCTCCAGTCGTTCCATTGACGCCTCGCTCCACTGTGAGCGTGTTGCCAGAGATCGCCGTGATATATAGCTGCTCAGAATCGATGAGAATGGTCTGCGCTGGGCCTAAATTAGTCGCAGACGTTACCGACGCGGACGTCGCCGTTGTAGACGTTATAGCGTCGCAGGTCGTCACGGAAACGGTGTCGGCGGTATAGCCCCAGGAGCCGAGGATCGAAAGGGTCTGCTGGCCCGCATCGAAGCCCTTCGTCGTGTCCTCGTTGAGTTTCAGTATAGTTTTCGGTGCCGAGTTGTACGGCATCAGGAAGAAGTCCGCGTTATAGCCCTCGGTCAGCGTCTCCGAGGTGGCCCGGTCTGTTGCACCGTAGGCCGTGACCGTTGTCGGGCTGACGATCCAGCCGTCGAGCGGGACGACGCCGGGAGTAGACATCGAGGTCTTGATATCGTCAGTGATTGCGACGGTCTGAT